TGACGATGCCGTTCGGCTGAACAGTTCCGGTGCCGACCGTGAGACCAGCGTTGACCGCTGTGCCCATGCCGACTGCAGCCTGGCGGGCGACGAAGTCAAGCAGGTTGATGCCTGAGTCTTCGACAACCTCACGGCTGAGCTGGAACGTGGCGGCGTACTTGAATGCGCCAAGTGTGACGAACGCTGCGAACGTCGGGTCAGATTCCGTGATCGCTGTGCCTTCACCGATGATTGCTGGCGAGGTGTATGTGGCGCTGCGTGGGATCTGAAGCGATTCGCCACCGTTCGTGGTGAGGATCGTGACGACGTTTCCGTCGAGCATCGGGCCCTGAACGACCAGGTGTTCCACGAGCGTGTCGTAGAACGAGGTCGGCACTGGTGCGCCGGTGCTGGACTTCGTGACATCACGGGTATCGAACGAGAACGAACGACGCTCGCCGAGGGCGATTTCACGAATGATGTCGCTGTCGGTCTTCTCGGCAGGAGCAACGGCACGGGTGCCGAAGTCAGCCGGGACGCCGAGCGCGGCGCGTGATTCGTCGATTGCACGCTCGCGTGCTTCGATGTCGATGATGTTCTTGCGACGTGCATCGAATGCGTCGATGTCGTCGTTCATGCGGGTGAACTGCTCAGCCTCTTCGGCTGAGAGGTCACGGTTCTCGGACGCTGCGTGATCGAGAAGAGCCTTTGCTTCTTCCCAGGTACGCGCGCGCTGTTCCGAGAGGCGATTGACGAGTTCGTCAGTCATTGGTGCCTCCTGGGCGGTTGGGTTTGGTTAGTGGATGCAGGTGGTGGTCAATCGGTGGTGGCGAATGCGCGCTCCGGGCGATGACTCCGAACTGCAGATTCGATGCTCAGCGCTTGGCGTTGAGCTCGAGCATGCGACGAGCGAGATCGACTGGCAGACCGTCTTCGGTTGCGTCGACTGGCTCGGCGATTTCTTCGGTGCTGCGAACTTGCGCACCTTCTGTTGCGGGATAGGCGGGGAAGCCAGTCACCACTGAGACTTCGTGCAGGATGACTTCGCGCAGTTCACGCGAGCTGCCATCCTCTGACCATGAGTCGCCACCACGGGGCACCGAGAAGCCGAAGCTCATCGAGTGCACGTCGCCACGCTGCATGAGAATTGAGAGGTCGCGACCGTAGGTGGTGTCCGGCAGTTCGGCTTCGACGTACAGACCACGAGCATCTTCGCTGAGCGACAACGTCGCCGAACGTGTGCTTGCCAACACCTGGTCGGTGTTGTGATTCAAGAACATGCGCTTCTCGCTGTCTGATTTCAGTGAGCGACGAAACGCACCAGGGGCGATGGTCTCGATAAAGGGCAGCGGCTCGGATGGGGAGTTGAACACGGCGGCATAACCAGCGAACCGCATCGGCATCTCGGTGTCGGCTTCAACAGCTCGCAGCTGCAGGCCGTCGACCTCAACGGTGCGGAACTCAACATCGCGACCGCCGATGCGGCGGTGCTCGATCTCTACAGCGGTGTAGCGAACAGGGGCAGTTGCGTCGGTCATGGTTTCATCCATTGGTTCAGCAACAGGTTCCTGCTCTACCTGTTGGTAATCGAGTAGTTCTTCGGCAATGATCCAGCGCTTACAGATCCCGAGCGGATCGATGTCGCCGGCGACAATGTGACATGCTCTGCCGCCTTCGTAATGAACGCACGAGGAACAGACCAGACCTTCTTCGGCGAATGGTGAGGCTTCGACGTAGTGTGCGCCGTTTGCGCCGATGCTCTGGTCGTACTTGCCGAACATCTCAACGATGGCTTCGTCGTAGTCGTACTGCGCCATCTGTCTCGGCGCTAACGAATAGATACTTTCGTAGTCGCGCTTTTCGGTCATTGCGATCTCCATAGTTCGATCGGCAGAGTCAGCGACTAGGCGCATGATCTCTGTTGCTCGACTCCAGCCGGCGTCGCCACCCCAAAGGGCCCAGGCGATTCGACCGTTGCTGGGATAGCCGTCTTGGTCGGGCGACCAGCCTTCGCCTTGCTTGTCGATTTCGTGGCGATCGAAGTAAGCCTTGATGCGTCGCCATGTGTCGATCGGTAGGTCTTTACGGTTGACGATGTCGCGAGCTCTTGCGATGCCGATGGCAGTGCCGCCTCGTCCGTATTCGCTGCGCCAGTCCAGACCACGTTGCGCTTCGTCGACCATGCCGTCGGTCGGCTGATAAGAATCCTCAGCCATTAGCGGATCGGTGGCTCAGCGTCTGTGCCGACTGGCGGTTGCGCTTCGCTTGTGCCTGCGACGATTGCGCCTGGCAGCACCATGACGAACTCGTCGCCGCCTGGGTAGGGCTCCTGGCCTTCACGCTCACGCGCTTCGTTCGGCGTCAAGATGCCCGACATGATTGCGCTCTGATAGGCACGGATTCGTTCGGTCGTGTTGGCACGAAGGAACGCTGAGGTGTCGAACTTGATCTCGCGAGGTGCGACCATCAGACCGCTCAGCGCGCGCTCAATGCGCACAAGCCACGGCAGCAACGTGTAGGTGACGAAGTGCATGCCAGCCGATTCGTTGTTTTGGTAGGTCTGTGAGTCGCCGCGTGCGCCGATCATGTAGTTGGGCACACGGAAGATGCGCGCGATGTCGTTGATCGTCTGCTCACGAGACTCGGCCAGTTCCATGTCCTGGGCCGAGGCGGTGATTGGCTTCCACTTCATGCCGTTGGTGAGAACGGCTGGTCGACGCTTGCGGCGGTGTGAGGTTTCCCACGTTGCCTGCAGAACCTTCGCCTGGTCTGTGGTCATGTCGCCGTCGACCTCGAGCACCGACGAAGGCGTTGCGCCTTCGGAGTACCACTGATTGACAAAGCGTGCCTGAGCGAGTGCGAGGCCGATGGTGTTGCGCTGCATCTCAATCGGTGACAGACCTACCGCAGATTGCGGCGGTGTCCACCAGCGCAAGTGCAGCATGTTGTTCAGATCGATAACGATGCCGTTGGTCGTGTAGTACCGCTGGCGGTTGACGATGTTCACCTGCACGTTTGTGGGGTGCAGCGGTGTCAGTGTGAGCGGTGCGTTCGTGTTCACGTCTCGGTCGACGTAGATGTACGCGTTGCCGTGCAAGGCAAGCGAGGTCACGATCATGTGAATGAGTTCGTACTGCGTGTGTTCAGTCGAGCTGTCGATCCACTTCGGCAGCGGCACCGGCTCGGTGCGATCGCCAACGTGGCGGATGCCACGCATGGGTAGCGATGCGACAGAGTCGGCGATCAGCGACACACATGCCATGAGGGCTGTGACCTCGAGGGCGGTGGACTCGGTGATCGATTCGCCTGACCAGTTGGTCGTCGGCAGCCAGACAGAGGTGCGCACTGGGTCAGGTGTCAGCGCGCGTTTTGCAAAGAGACTCATCGGTTAGCCACCAAGAATGAAGCGCAGATCGCCAGCACGCCGGCGGCGATCAATGCGGCAGGGATTGAAAGCATCGCGACACCAGCCACGATGAGAGCAGCGCCGATGAGCTCAACGATGGTGGTGAGTAGGTCACTCATCATTCATGCTCCAAGGGTCGACGATCTGCGGGGTTCCCTGCGGACGCAGCTCGGGCGCAACGTGCGCCTGCAGTGCAAGAGTTGCGGCGACAAGCGGTGACACGTCGACGCTGTTGTCGCGTCGATGCCATGCCCACGCATCGCCGAGGTTTCGTTTCTTTGATCCAGCGACCGCAGCATTCAGCGGTACCTGGTCAATGTGGCGCAAGGTGCCTTGCGTTGCGAGGTCGTAGAACTTGCCGCAGCCGGCAGAGATTTGGCGGGTGCCAACCTCGACGATCTGCAAGCCCATGCGACGCAGGTCAGAGACCAGCGAGTTGGCACCAGAGACGGGGTCAATGACCACGCTGCGGTACTTGCTCACACGATCTTCGGCTTCGAACCAATCGAGCACCCATGAGGTGCCTGGTCGGTTGCCGATTACTTCGATGTGATGCTTGCCGTCTGCTCGAGTGCCAGCAGCACACAGTGACGCCATCGAGCGTGAAGGTGTGACATCAAGAGCGATAGTCGGCTTGTCAGCGATCGCGCTTGAGGTGTCGGCGCAGGCTGTCCAGTCTTCTTCGCTGATGACTTGCCAAGGTGCCGAAGCTGCTCGATCTTGCCGTTGATTGAGATACGCGCGCCGGAACTCAGGTTCGCGCATCGATTCAAAGTCAGAGCGGATCGCTTCGACTGGCACGGTGATGCCGAGTGCCGGCATGCAGGCACGCCAGGTGTCGGGGTCGCCAACCTCAGCGTCTTCGGGTGCTGACCACTCAAAGAAAGCGACCGAAGAGTTCTGCCCGGCAGAGGCACGCATGCGGCCGTCGTCGATCTTCTCGTTCAGGTAGAGCGAGTCTTCGGTGCCGGCGGTGGAAACGATCCACAGTTGAGGCTGCGGGCGCGTGACCATTGCCGGTTTCATTGCTTGCTCAAGGCGGTCGTCGACGTAGCTGAACGCTTCGTCGAGTACGCCGAGGTCAGCCTGTGCGCCGTGGCCGGCGCTTTCGGTGGTGGCCAGCAGTGACCAGATCGAGCCGTTGTCCCAGCGGATTGCTTCGCTGCCGTTGGTGCGTCGCACCTGGATGAGCTTGCCGAGCGCTGACCGCTCGAGCACGGGGACGTGTTCGTCTTCCCACTTGAGGCGAGCGTCTTTGCCAGTTTGAGCGGTGTAGAAGATTCGCTGCCGGTTGCCCATCGCGATGCAGCGGTGAGTCATCGCCGCCAGCATCAGCGTGGTCTTGCCCGACTGGCGAGGAACAGTGAGCCGCACTTCGCGATAGGCGAGCCGGCCAGTCTCTTCGTCGAGTTCGTAAGCGATGTCAGCAACGTGTCGCTGCCAGGGCATCAGAGGTGTGCCGAGAAGCTCAGCGATCTGCGCGACTTTCCCACCGAGCGTTGGGCGGTCGGTTCGTGGTGTCGACCATCGGGGCGGACAGTTCAGCGAGGAACTTTGAGAGATCGTCATCGGTGTCGCCATTGCCGCGACCTTCCAGTTCTGACAGCGTTGCCCGTAGTTCACGCGAGATGGCCGCTGTCGCCATGCCCGCATCGCCGTCGAGCGCTTTCGCAAGAGTCACCGCAAGGCGACCTCGAGCATCATCGGCGACAGAGATTTCCAGCTGGCGCAACGTGGATCGCACAGCTTTCTCATTTGGACCTTGTGCGGCCATAACGGCTCCGATCCCTTACGCACCTTGGGTCCCCCGCAGTCTTGTGGGGGGGAAGGGCGGG